CCAGGCTAACAGGTAGCCCCAGTCCCCCGGAGGCAGCGATTCATTCATCATGGAGTCTTGTCCCACCACTTCCCTCCACGACTACTCCAGTCCCTCGCTGACAGGCTGGAACCCAAACACGGGGTGTATATGCTGGGTGTCTTTTCTTCCTGGCCGCCGATTCAAGCGCTCTGCTCTCGAGAGGAGTTCGCTGCATAGGAGTGAAGGGGTGACGAAACCACACGGGACGTGGTAACGCACCTTCTTCACTCCTAGCAGACCTACAGGTTAATCGCTTGAGATGAAATGTGCAAGGGGGGCGGGTGTGTACGAACAACCGAATCCACGTTGCCGGGAATTCTTGTTCCCCGCCCCGAAACCAATGTACTCCCTGGCCCACAAAAGAAAAACCCCCTGACCGAGAGGCCAAGGGGTTTGTGGTGCATCGACACCGAGGAGGTTCTACCTTAAGCGCCCTGCTAGGAGAGAAGAAGGTAGGGTCGCCAGGTGGGCTGGCTAAGCTGAATATAAGGTTACAGAGCATTATTGTCAACTAAAAGGGCAAGAGCTCGACCGTCTTCCACTTATCCACGGGTACGTCATAAAAGGGCTCATCGGCCATAAATCGGTTATCCACCTTGACTATCGGGCTGGCCAGGATGTCTTCCCCCCGGGCCCACATGGCCTGGCTCATGTCTTGGGATACCGCAAACAGGGCTGTTTCCGGGGCTTGCTCAAAAAATTTCCTCTTCCTGTACGGTACATGGACCGTGGGGAAGGTGAACTTGCCCACCCAATTATGCCGGCGCTCGACCTCGGCGTACCCGATTACCTTCTCCCCATCCTTGACTACCAGATCCACCCCAAACTTCTCACCCTCGATGGCCTCCAGGTTCCACTGGTATTTGATGAAATCCCGGACCGCCTCCTTGGCTATCCGGTCGTTCTCATCAAAGAGCTGCTGGTCAAAGGGCTTCATTTCACAGACAGGCGGTCGTTCTCAAACAGCCAGCCAATGGTCTTCCTATGGGCCTCCTCCCACATATTGACCCGGGCCTCCCTGGTCATGCCGGCCCCCTGGTCCAGGTCTGAATGGCATTCGTAACACAGGGCTGCGATCCGGTAGTCGTGAGCCTTGATCCCCCGACCCTTCCCGTCCCGGAGCTGGTTCGAGTGCGCTGCCACCACAGTCCCATTCTTAGCGCCACAGGCCTGGCATGGGGATTCTCGGACCACCTCTAAGAGCTTCTTGTTTCGATACATCTTCAAGCATCTTTCTCATCTCAGCCAGCATCTCATGGGCTGACTGCAACGCATCTAGGTTTGACTCGATCTCACGATCCAAGGACCGCAGCTCTCTGGCCGCCTTCCTCATCTGGATCTGCTCGTCTTCGTACTTCATGTGCTTGGCATTAGCGTCTAGCCAAGCCGCAAGTCTGGCTGCCTCATTCATGCCGGGCATCCCACCACAGTACCGTGGTCATAACAAACAGCATCATTGATACAAACATCCAAGGGTGGTCCATGTCAGCCTCCTAGCTTGTAGCTTGCCTTCCGGTCTGTCTTCTCAACGAGCTTCCAGCCCAGCTTCTCAATCATTTTCTCTATGAAATCATGGTCGTAGTAGCCAACGACATCATCGAAAACCCACATTGCCCCAGGTGCGCTGCGGGAGTGGAAGAAGTCAATCTCCTTCATTACAGAGGTAACATCGTGCGGCCCATCAAAGAACACCAGGGCGTATTGGGTCTCAATAACCTTGTGCTCGTGGTAAAACGGAACGCCATCAGCAAACCGCTTAAAAAATTCCGTATCTTCCATGATCATGGGAACAGGGTTCACTGGGTGCTTCCCAACGTGGTAATAAAGGGCCGACAAGGTTTCGTTCCTCATCAGGTTGGTGTAATCGGTGCGCTGCCGAACCACCCCATCCTTTTGGGCGTACTCAATGTTCCCGTATGGATCGATGAAGACTATATTCCGGCCAAAGTCTTCCATCTCCCCAAGGGTGTTGATGATGTGGGCCAGCGAACCACCACGCCTGGTCCCGATCTCACAGAGCATCCCAGGCACACCTTTGATAGCCGAAACCGCATTCTTCAAAACATGGTAGTCGGCGTTATCCGTCTCAAGCCTCATCTTCTATCTCCTCGATTGACTGCAAAACATCTCCATCGCAGCACTCTGATACCCAGTGCCACTTATGGTACGAACCCGTGGCCCCCCAGTATTCATAAGCCCCGATACCGAAGTCTCTCTTGACCTCCCGGCAAGGCTTCTTGCATTCGCTGCAAAATCCATCGCTCATTTCTTTTTCTCCTGGTGCTTACGACTCTGCTCCCCAACCCACAGACCCGCACACACCAGCTCGAGCTCCTCGGACGGGGGGTTAGATTTCAAGGCATATCGCATACCCACAGAGAATCCCTCGGCATGGGCCTTATCGACCTTGTGGTCCATGTATAGGAAACCTAAAGCAATGAGAGAAGCCCAAAAGACAATCTTCATAGTCGTGTCCCCCCGTTGTTACGGTTTTGGCAGGGCCATGCTTTCTTAAAGATCTCATTGAGCAACGCTTCTGCGTTACGGTTTCTTTGCGTAGGGTTAGCAGCCAGCCATGCCGTAGCCATGTCTCGGATCTGTCCAGCCGTGATCCCGCTCTGGCTGCCGGGGCAGAAGGTGATGTTCACATAGACATCAAATACTCCCATGACATACCCCAGCGCCTGTATTCGCTCGGATACTTCAGAACTTGTCATCCTGTCGTAGAGATTATTCCCTGTCCAAAACTCAGCCCGTGCCATAGCCGGGACAAACAACAGACAAGCCAGCCACTTTTTCATTCTTCTTCTCCAAGATTACATTTGGCTCCAGCCTCATACCCTTTGGTCCAAGCCCTCTGCCAGCAAAGACACCAAAGATCGTAATAGCCGCCACCAAGAGGAAACTTAAACTCAGGGTCATGGTGCATTTCAAACAAACCCTTCACATCCTTGCGCTTGATGAACGCTTCCCATGCTTTGTCACGGTCAATGTTTTTAAGCGGTATATCGTCCCATAGTCCTTTAGCCACAGTTCTTCTCCTTTAGTTTGGCTTCAATAAACCTAACATCTTCAACACTCGCTCCAAGGCTCATTTGTCTTAGCATTTCCCATGCTTCTTCTTCCGTAAACCCAACCCATTCACGCTTTTCTTGCCGCACACCTTTCTCATACGCTTTCCGCATTTCAGGTGTCCATGTGTATCCCGCATCAGTTATTGCAATTCCCAATTCATCTAGTGGTGTCATGTGTTTCTCCTCATGTTTATGTTTTGCTGTTTCATCGACACGTTCTTGCGATATGTCGATAGCGTGTACATCACCTCTTGCTCGGATTGCTTCTGTCGCACTTTGTAGTGCTCCCCTGCCGTCAGGAATCCAATGGTAATTGCCGTCTTCAGGAACCCACAGGTTTTCACACACCTTCGCACACGCCTCACGCTCATCCGCCCGAACCAACTCAGCAAACTTTGCCACATCAAGACCATCCGCAAGATTCATGCACTCGTTATACATCTTGATGTGCTTCATCTTGGCTTCCATGTAGGCTTTGATGCGCTCTATGTCATCGTCTTTTTTCATCGCACCCTCGGCTGGCAGTTATAGGCTTGTGCCCCATCACGGAATGAACCCATGAAGCGGCAGTCCTCGGTTATAGATTTAGATTCCCATGCGACACCCAACGAAAACGCCACAATTGCAAGCACTACACATCCAAAGGAAGTGCGCCAACGCTCAACGCACCATGCCCACAGCTTCTTAAGGTCAATCAAGTCTTTCATTTGTTTACCTCAACTAAGTCATAAAACCATTCATTACCGCTGGTCCATTTGGCTTGGTTCTCTACCGTCCAGGTTTCCTCGGGAATTAGGAAATCAGGATGCTTGGTCTCGTTAGGGACTAGGCTTACGTCATACCAAAGACACCGGTTATTGGGCTGGGCGGCAAACTGGCCGTTATCGAGCTTGAGGATGTTGAAAGACTTGTGCTCCTGAGTGCCTTCGGAGAAGCTCACATCGAGGCGGTTGTGGTCGGCAGCGCAGAAGTCGATGGTGAACAGGTAGTTCCCAAAGTGAAACTTCCTGTCCTTGCCAAAGAATTTAACCTTCAGCCCCCGCAGGTTTGACTTCTCAATTACCGTAAAGTCGTAAGACAGGCAGTCCCATATTTGAAGATAGTCCAGGGGCAGCTCGGCCTCTGGGGTCTTCCATACATAGGCAGAGATCGGCAGCTTATCGAACAAAGCCCCGTAATTGATAAGCAGGGATTCAATCCTCAAAGCCTGGCCCTTGATGCACTTGGCCGTTAACCACACACAGGGCTCGAGCTCCCCGTGCCGCTTGGTATGGTTATAGAGATATTCAGCCTTAACGAAACACTTAACTGGCGGAACATTACCTACCAAAAAGCTCATTTACCTAATCCCATGTCTTTTAGCCCAAGGTCCAAAGACAGGCGGTCCACCTTGTCCTGAAGGGCAAGGTTGGTATCAGACAAATGGGCGATCCGATCTTGCATGAGCTTAATCAGGTTAGCCGCATGGAGCATGATGTCGTGATTCTCATGGGCTTCGGTGCTTGGATTTTGAAGATCAAATATCAGGTCAGATATGTCCATCTTTACTCCTTTGGTATCTGCGTTCACTTTGTTTGGCCATACAGGTTTCGCACTTAAACCGGCGCATCCCGTTGGCTGTCTTTACCCACTTACCTTTGGATTCGTTTCTGTAGTTCTGGCATGAGGTGCAAAAGCGCTCTATGCCTCCAAGCTCTTTATCTGTTCGCATAGATACGCACCAATATCCTTACCTCTGACAGCTACCATCTGAGCCTCTGGACACTCAAACACCACCTTAGAGGCATCCTCGAGGCCCTTGCGGTAGCCGGCCTGGTAAGCATCATTCCCATCGATGATCATTCGGATCGCATCCCGAACCATCGAGGAGGCCTTCCTTGCTTTGGCCACCCTCTTGAGCTTGGTATGTAATTCCTTCGGTATGTAGACCGAGTAAGGGACTAACCTTTTTTCCATTGTGCAAACCCCGTATGTATCGTTTCTAACTTGGCCCTGGCGTCTGGGTTGGTCTTAAGCTCTGAGCGAGACTTGATCCCCAGCTCGTTGCGCAGCCACTCCGTAGCTTGGTCTTCATCCTCATCCAAGATCTCTCCATGCTCGACCAGGTATTTCCAAAAGGTTGAGTCTCGGCAAATAAGCCCAGCAATACGGATAGACCGATCCCCCGAGTACTCCTGCTGCCGATCCAAGGGCTGGTTATCCCCGTTAAGCCTGACCATCACCACCTGGTAATGGGCCCCGACAAAATCCCGCAGCAGATCCTCCGGGATGTCATCCGGGTGGATGTTCAGGGTAAGGATGTAGCCATCCTTGTTCTGCCGCAGCGAGACCTTGAGGGCCTCAAAATTTAGAGTTTTCATGGATTAAAAGGGGGCGTCATCATCGTCATCGTCAAGGGCCTGAGGCTTGGGGGCCTCTTTCTTGTAGGGGGCCGAGGCCTGAAGCGATAAGTACTTATTGCCGGCTTTGGACATCTTGGTCCAGGCTGAGATAGAGATCTGAACCAGCTCCCCCTCTTCTTTCATCAGCACCTGGAGCAGGTCCCGGGTAACATGGATGTCTCCCCGCAGATCCGGGTGCTTATCCTCAGTCTTGCGTTGGTTCTTGGTCAGACTCCCGGTATTCGGGTACGGTTTGTAGTCGCTCATGCGGCCTCCTTAAACTTGTTTTTGGTCTTGGTGAACTCTTCCATGAGGGTCTTGAACCAGTCGGGATCACGGGCCTTGGCCTCATCGAAAAGGGTCTTGTTCTTCTTAAAGATCGCCATGACATCGGAGTCTGATCCGGCCATCTTGAGGGCGGTCGTGGCCCCGTTCCACAGCAGCTCAAGCCAATCGTTCTCGTTGGCGTCCGGGTTCATGGTGAGGTTGATAGCCCAGTCTCCCGTGGTCTTGGGCGCTGGAGGGGGTGTAACAGGTGTTACTTTCTTGACCGGTTCAATGGCCCCAGTCGTGGCATCCAGGGCATCGTGCTCAACAATCTCAAAGGCGTTGACCCACAGATACCGGCGCAGGTAGGAGATGACCGCCCCTAGGTTCTGGACCTCATGGCAGCCCTTCAGGGAGGCCGTAGACATGGGGGCTGAGAAGACTATGGATTCATCCTTCTCGGTGTTGTTGATGATTAGATAGGCCATGCTTTGGTCGCACTTAAACACCCCGCACAGGCCCACATCCTCGCAAATGTTCTGGATGGCTGGGAGGAAGTCTGAGAGCTCAAAGTACTCATACCCGGCAAACTTGTTCTTCCCGGACTTGGACAGCTTGGTGTTCTGCAACAAAACCCTGGCCAGTTGCAGCTTCTTGACAACATTCATTTCACTTGTTTCGCTCATTGGTCACCTCGATTAGTTTTTCTAAGTAATGGGCGGCTTTCACTAGATCCTCAATCCCGCCCTTGTCTTTGTACCGGGTTACATACTTGACGATGCAGCCCTCCAGGTAGCCAAGGTTATTGGCCACGATGTAATCCCAGGGCTGGATGGCCTTTTCTATGTAATGCCGGCCTCCTACCTGCTCCTCATTTGCTGTCACTCTTACTCTCCTGATATTCCCGCCATTGCTGGCAACGATGGTTTACTGGGCAAAAAGTCTCACACCTGGTACGGCTGCCCGGCCGCACCTC